TTTATGGCTGGGGAAGACGTTCAGACCGTTGAAACACTTGCCGAACATTGCGGAAAAGTGGACAAACAGCTTAGCTGTCATCGAAAGATCCTTGAGCATATTGGTGTAATCAAAAAAAATTATGAGATAATGCAACTCTATGAGCCACAGATTTCTGGTGTAAATAAACGATCAATTGACTATATTGTTGAAAATTTTGAACCAGAGTTCAATAAACTAGCTTTTACCAAGTTATTAATGGAAGATGGGCAAATAACCATCAAGCTAGACAATTTGTATGTCGCCATCAAGAAAATAATTTCTTGACAGTTGTCGACAACGTGTTATAATTATCATAAATTCGGAGGATATAATGGATAACAAAAAAGATACCTTTATGAGGTACGGCAAAAACTTTCAAGAAAAACTTTGCCAACTTATGATTCAAGATCGGAGCTTTTGCGATAGAATGGAGGAAGTTTTATCGCTTGAGTTTTTTGAGCTTGCTTATCTTCGTGCAATGGCGGAGATACTAATAAATTATAGACAAGAGAGAGGTATTCACCCAAAGTACGACTTACTTGAAATGAAAATAAAAGGAGACTTAGAGGCCTATGATCGATCTGTTCAAACGCAAATAAGAGACTTCTATGCGAGAGTGTTGGCATCAAACGGCGAGATAACCGATGCTGAATGGGTTAAAGATAAGGCGATTGATTTCTGTCGTAAACAAGTTCTTAAAAAAGCGATGATGGAATCAGTTGGTCTCATCAAGACCTCATCTTTCGATGAGATACAAAAAGTAATCCAAACTGCCTTAACTTTGGGAACAGATAACAACTTTGGTCATGATTGGTTGAAAGACGTGGAAGACCGTTTTGTTATAAAATCCAGAAAACCTATAACCACAGGCTGGCCCCGTGTTGATGAAATTACAAAAGGTGGCTTTGGAGCAAGAGAGCTTGGAGTTGTGATAGCACCAACAGGCGCAGGTAAATCGATGATACTGGTTCATCTAGGAGCAGAAGCATTAAAACTTGGAAAAACTGTTGTACATTACACACTAGAGCTCGCAGACACCGTTGTTGGTCAAAGATATGATTCTTGTATAACAGACGTGCCACTGCAAGATCTTAATTATTCTAAACAAATTGTGATTGACAGGATCAAGGATGTTCCCGGTAAGCTAATTATCAAAGAGTATCCAACCAAATCTGCCTCTCCAAGAACAATAAAAAATCACATTGAAAAGTTGAAAAAGAAAGGAATCAACCCAGACTTGATCTTGGTAGACTACGCAGACTTACTGAGACCTGTATCCTCGTCCGCAGAGAAGCGTCATGAACTTGAAAACATATATGAAGAACTACGTGCAACTGCACAAGAAAACGACTGCTCAGTTGTTACGGCCTCTCAAACCAATCGAGGAGGGCTGAACGCAGAAGTGATCACTATGGAGTCTATTTCTGAAGCGTTTAACAAGTGTTTTGTTGCTGACTTCATCTTTTCACTTTCTAGAACCCCAAGCGATAAGCAAGCCAATAAAGGGAGAATCTTTGTCGCTAAGAATAGAAATGGACCAGACGGTATTATCTACCATGCTTTCGTAGACTGGTCTAACATAAAGATAAAAATCTTAGATGATCCCGATAACGAGGAAACAAAAATCGAAAGCACAACTGATACATTAAGTAGATTAAGACAGACCTACGCCAAGCATAAGAAATAAGGAGATATAACATGGCAATAGAAAACGAAATTTTATCAAACATCACAGTGCATATGAAATACGCAAGGTACTTACCTGAAAAACAAAGAAGAGAAAACTGGGAAGAGCTCGTCACTAGAAACAAAAACATGCACTTAAAAAAATTCCCAAATCTAAAGGCTGACATAGAGTGGGCCTATCAATACGTATACGAAAAAAAGGTATTACCTTCAATGAGATCAATGCAATTTGGAGGAAAACCAATAGATGTATCTCCTAATCGTATTTTTAATTGTGCTTATGCACCCGTAGATGACATTCGTGTGTTCGGTGAAATCATGTTTTTATTACTCGGTGGAACTGGCGTTGGCTTCTCAGTTCAAACCAACCACATAGAAAAGCTACCAGCAATCAATAAGCCTAATCCCAAAAGAGCTAGGCGCTATTTGATAGGCGATTCTATAGAAGGTTGGTCAGATGCTGTTAATATCTTGATTAAATCTTATTTCAAGGGCACAAGTCGTATAAGATTTGATTTTTCTGACATCCGACCAAAAGGAGCCAGACTAGTTACATCAGGCGGTAAAGCACCGGGTCCACAACCCTTGAGGGAATGTCTTGTTAAAGTTGAAGGAATACTTGATTCAAAAGAGGAAGGAGATCAGCTTAGCTCTATCGAAGTCCATGATATTGTCTGTCATATCGCAGATGCCGTTCTTGCTGGTGGCATCCGTCGTGCTGCTCTTATCTCTCTTTTTTCTGCTGACGATCAAGATATGTTGTCTGCCAAAAGCGGTAGCTGGTGGGAAACCAACCCTCAGAGAGGCCGTTCAAATAACTCTGTGGTTATTATGCGTCATAGAATTGACAAGTCCACTTTTATGGATCTATGGGACAGAGTTAAGCAGTCTGGTGCTGGTGAGCCTGGTTTCTATTTCACTAATGACAAAGATTATGGCTGTAATCCTTGCTGCGAAATTTCTCTCCGTCCTTTCCAATTCTGCAACCTCACCGAGATTAACGTGTCAGATGTCACACAACAGCGAGAGTTGGAGAATAGATCAAAAGCAGCCTCAATCATCGGCACCCTACAAGCCAGCTATACCGACTTTCATTACCTCAGACCCGTGTGGCAAAGAAACACTGAAAAAGATTATTTGATCGGAGTTTCCATGACAGGTATAGCGTCTGGTAACGTATTGAAACTAGACATGCCAGAGGCAGCGGCGCTTGTAAAAATCGTTAATGCTGATGTTGCAAGAAAAATAGGAATCAAACCAGCAGCCAGATGCACCACTGTAAAGCCTGCCGGTACCACATCTCTTACACTTGGAACTAGCTCAGGTATTCATGCGTGGCATAACGACCATTATCTCCGCAGAATTCGCGTAGGAAAGAATGAAGCAATTTATGACTATTTGATGATAAACCACCCAGAAATGATCGAAGATGATTATTTTAGACCACACGATACAGCAATCATCTCAGTTCCTCAGAGAGCACCGGAGGGTTCAATAACACGTCATGAATCTGCGCTAGATCTTTTGGAAAGAGTAAAGCATGTTCATTTGAACTGGGTTAAAAAGGGCCACCGAAACGGTCAAAACACAAATAACGTTTCGGCAACTATTACAATTAAGCCTGAAGAGTGGGAAGAAGTTGGTGAATGGATGTGGGATAATAAAAACAATTACAATGGCCTTTCTGTTCTTCCATATGATGGCGGCACCTACGTTCAAGCACCTTTTGAAGACTGTGACGAAGAGACTTACAATAAGCTACTTCCAAGCTTAAAACTAGTTAATCTAGATAACGTCGTCGAACTAGAAGACAACACAGATTTAAAAGGCGAAGCCGCTTGTGCCGGTGGAGCATGCGAAATTACATAGGAGTAAATTATGCGAGAACAACTAAAAGAAATGATCGAAAAGCTCGAAGCTATTCTAGTAGAGCTGGACAAAGTTGATGCACATCTTTACGGATACAAATCAGCAGCGGTCAGAGCCAGAAAAGTAATGCAGGAATGCAGAAACGATTTAGCCGATCTTAGAAAAGAAGTTCAAGAAAAGAAAAATAATCCTTGACAAAGCTTGACAAACAATCCGTTATGTGTTATAATATTAACATGTAACGGATTTGCTGCTTCTTTCAGGTTAGAAGCAGTGCTCGTAGTAACTTTATTTACGTGACGGGCTTTTTTTATTGGAGGTAACATGAACACATTAACACCGTTTAACAGACACATACTTATTGAATTACTAGAGGAAGAAGAAAAGGTTGACAACAAACCATTCTTATTACCTGATGATTATAAAAAACAAAAGTCACCATACGTACTTTGCAAAATCTTAGATTTCTGTCACGAATGCAAAATCGACATCATGACCAACATGGAAATTGTTGTCCAAAGAAGTATGATCGAAGAAATAGAAATTCTAGACAAAACTCACTATTTAGTGTTAGAAAACTACGTTTATGGGAGTATTAAAAATGAAGTTGAATAAGAAAATTTTAAAATCACTTATTATGGAGGTCCTTAATGAGGATAACCTTGTTAATCCACTACATGAGGAAGACATCGGAACATCACGAGCTTTGCAAATTCTCATGCAGCAATATCAACGGGGCGGATCTGACACCGTTGGATTTGTTTCTGCTGCAAACCCACCCAATAAGCCAAAAGGTTGGGACGATCCAACAAAAATGGCCGAACTAGAAAAGCTACTTCAGGCCGGAGGTCACCGTTATGCAGAGATTGAAGGCACTTACATGGGAGTAACTGAGCCATCTTTTATTGTATTTGGAATCAATAGATCAACAATTGTTGAACTAGGAAAAAGTTTTTTGCAAGACTCAGTGATCTGGGGTGAAAAGTTGACTTCCATGAACATCGCAATAAAAGAACCAGAATATGATCCTGAGCGAGACCCAAAAAGTCCTCAGTACAACCCAAATTTAACACCAAAAAAACCAGAGTATGAAAAAGGCCCAGTGCTAAATTATAGGTTTGAATTTATTAATCTGTATCCAGAGAAAGGCCTAAAATACAGAGGATCTGAAACAACAGATGTGAAAGATGTTGTTTTAAGCGATAAATCAATACAAGCAAGAACAGATAACTTCTCCAGGTTTGATAAGGTTAAGGTTCTCATTCCATTCTTTCTAGATCAGTATAAACCTGACAAACTTAGAAACGTAGGTCCCGCAGGTGGAGAGATGACAATAACCGATCCAGAAGGCGGAGAGCGCCAAGTTCGTGGATTTTACGAGGTGAAAGGTGAGTGAACAAGATAATAAAACCATTTATCTCTACGATGATGGGATTGGTTCAGTTAGCCTCATTACTCACATGGGTACTGACCTTACCATTGTCAATAGTGCTCGTGTTAGCTTTGGTAATACAAAAACTGAACTTAGTGATAAGGATAGACGACTTATTAAATTTCTCGTTAAGCACAAACACACTTCAACATTTGAGCATAACGTGGTCACTTTTAAATTTGTCGTTCCTCTCTTTGTTCGTTCTCAGCACCATCGTCACAGAACGTGGAGTTATAATGAAATATCTAGACGCTATACAGAAAAGAATATGGCTTTCTACTTACCGACCAAGTTCCGAACACAACATAGATCAAACAGACAGGCCTCCAACCCGGAAGAGCTGATAGACCCGCCCATGTATGGTATAGACGATGGCGCAATGACAAACAAGTATTCCTCACTGAAGGTCTCTGATTATCTGGAAATCTGCACAGACAAATGCCTTGATGCGTATAAAGATTTTTTAAAAAATGGTATCTGTCGAGAACAAGCACGCATGATCCTTCCACAAAACCTATACACAGAATACTACGGAACTTGTAACCTTTCAAATCTACTTAAATTTATAGACCTTCGCACACACGAAGGAGCACAGTGGGAAATCCAAAAAGTCGCAGAGGCTTGCTTAAGCATTGCTTCAGATCTCTGGCCTGTCGCTGTGAGCTCATACAGGGAAATAAAAGATGAAAAATGACATGAAAACTATTATGGAAAATTGGAATAGATTTTCTGATCAAAAGGACAAAGATCTTTTAGAAGAAGGCTTTAAAGAATTATTATTTGCCTTGACTGTTTTTTCTGGAGGTTCTGCAATACTATACAATATGACTAAGAACAAAGAAACCAGCATCGAACAGATACAAGATCAAATAAAAGATAGAAAGACTAAAATAACAGACTACTCTTCATACGGACTTGGACCTAAAAATGTAGACGTCAAACAACAAGTTCTTTTTGCAATCGATAGCAAGTTTTCAAACGATCTGATTCCAGCCCCTGCCAAGCCAGGATTTAGCTACATCTTTTACCCGGAGTTGCCACCTAATTACTCGCTTCCAATGACAAGCATCACAGTCTCAGACTATCAAAATTATTGCGAGCAGTTTGACATTCTAGATCTTGCATCGATGCTCTACGGACCGGCTGCAAGATGGGGTTATAATGTTGAACCTGGCGTAACAGATGCTCCTTTGCACTATAAAGATGGTAATCAAATACTTCCACCATCTTGGTCGGTAATGTTTGGAGTGTTTTATGATAAAACAACAATGGCAATAGAAAATTTTAACAACGCTGTCGACCAGCCTGAAGAGCTTGAAAAAGTTGCCGACGCATTTGGATTTGATAATGCACAACATTTAGAAAAAGAAATTAAAAGATTAAAAATTATAATAGACTACGATGAGGGATAAAATGAAAAAAACAATAATTTATGTGACTTGTTTTGCACTTGGGTGTTTACATGGTTATTTACTTAAGAAGAGCGAGGAACAATACATTGAGCCACCTTTTGATATGAAAGTACTTGAAGTGTTAAGCGAGTATGAAGACAGAAAAGATTGAACCAGCAAAATTTAAAATAGGTGATTTGGTACATATAAACAACTTTGGACTCCTTATTGTTGAATCTGGCTCTGATCTTGGAATAATCACGGATGGGCCTTATGTATTTAAAACAACAACTAATACCCATCTTGTTAGCGATTTATTCTATTTTGAATACTGGACTTATGATATATTCGTTGACGGTCAGCTAATTAAAATGATGCCGGAAAGTTTTCTAGAGGAAGTAAAAATACATGAAAATGAAGAAGATACTTAACGAGTGGAATAGATTTCTTACAGAGGTCGATTATAAAACACAGTACCACTTAGACGAATTAGAACAAGCCAGAATTGCAGTGGCGGTTGCGATTGATAGAGCGATTATGAGTCCAAAGATTAACGATGAAGACAAGAAAAAAATGTCAAGCGACTCTGAAGAAAGCAGACCAAAAGACCCTGCGAAATGGAAACACCTCGTTAAGATGGCAGACATTGTCAAGAAAGGCAGAAAAGTGCCCTTTCTATACTACGCATACAGAGGTGTAGATGAAAAAGGAAAACTACTTCAAGGTAAAAACACACGTGCGGTTTTGGACTTAACAGCACAAAAGGTGCATGATTTTTTACAACATTTTGATAATAATGAAATCGGCAAAGATGTTTTTATAAGTGATTTTCACTTGATCAAGGATCGTTATCAAGAATACCAACAGGCCATGGCAGACTATGGAAAAGAACAGGGTGTGGAAGCAAGTGATTTTGTGACAAGATCTGATGTAGGAAAATATTCTATCGGCCCTGACATGAACTTCTCAGTGTCTGCGATTGGATCGGGATCAAAGCCTGTAAGCTTTGTTAATCAAGACTTTATGTACAAGGATGGCCCTGAGTATCACAACATTTCAGAGAAACATAATTATCTTTTTTCTCCTTACTTTCCACTAGCTCTAGCGGTTATCCTACTATCAAATGATATCATATCAGATAGCCCAGAGCAGATAATTGATGTGTTGAGAAGCAACGAACAATTTAAATTTAAGAGAGCCTATGCATTTGCGATGCAAATTTCAATTGAGCATGCTAAAAAAGTAAACATGCCTTCCCTTACATTTTCAGAGATGAATGCAAACTACATCAACGTTATAACAACCAGTATGTATAGTAAAAATATAGAAGATGCACAAATGCTGAACGAACCGGAAGCTGCAATCTTACAAGGCTCAGACTTCTCAACATTCTTGAAAAAATTCAGGATCTTGGTATCTAATTCTAAAACCGGTTTTACTCAAAAATCTATCGAAAACAAATACGCAGATCTAGCAGCGATGATAACTCCAACAGTACAGAGTGAAATCCTATATGTATCCACTGTCTATCCAAAAGGCGGTTTACCACAGATAAAACCTAATGAACCAACACCCCCTGAACCAACACAGTTTCCAGATTCAGCTGGCAACACGCTTACTGCAATTGTTGAGAGGGCTGAAGATTTTCATTTTTTATATCCTAGGATCCAGTCTTTACTCTTTGGTATGCTACGTACATCCGCCCAAACAATAATGAAGAATGCGTATGACAGCTTGCAGTCAAAAGGCTTGAAACAAGAAACAAACCCTAACAGTTCAGATTATGAATACGGACCGCCAATGAAAGTTATACGTGGTGATTGGTACGAGACTGTCTATACCGAAGAAGAGTACAAGCAATTGGGCCTCGACCAAGCAGGTGGAATAGCAAGACCTAGAGATGTGCAACAAAGAGACAGAAGAACAAGTGCAGCGATTAAAGAAAAACTTTCTATTATAGATGAATTACTTAAGTCTGATAACCCTGACGTTAAAAAATTCGTTGACTTAAATAGTTTTATTGCAAAGCTCAAAAGCAACATGGAACAGGAAAAAATAACATTCTTGGCCTTTCCTGAAGATGTCACATTAGAAGACATGGTGGTGTCGATGGACATAATTAGAAAAAAGATATCAGGAGGCAAACAAACAATGGATACACTAAGGGAGCATTTTAGGAGGTTTGTGTGAATGAACTTGCTTTTGATAAGCTTGTTGTTGGTGGTTCTTTAACTGCGCTGCTGTATGCCTACAAACATAACCTGCCAATTATAATCGATAGAGCGCACATTCCCTTTCAACTAGATGAATGCCCAAATCATTGGAACTTTAGTTTTATCGGTTTTTCTTCAAAATTAACACACAAAAAAAGCCAAGTATGGGATAGGCTAGTGTTCCTACTCTCAATGGCGGGAATGGTAATTTTTCCTAATAATGTTCAAAGTTTTAGACAAGAAGACGACAATTTGTCAATCGTTATGAACAACAACAAGAGGTTTGGCATAAGCTACAACGAGGTTATAGAATTTGATAGAGATAAGAAAGAAGATTTGATAGTGTACGATTGGTTTGCAGTGAGGTCAGGCGCGAAGCATGAACATGACATGATAAAGATACCGAACACTAATTTTGTT